CCGCAGAGTCCGGCTTCTGAATTCGCTGGGTTGAAGAGGCCTGCCACGCGGGCACGCGCGCAAGCCGGGAGCTGAGCTTCGGCTCCAATCAATCGACGGCCCGGTCCTCTTACCAGCACCGGTTGAACGTATTCCCAGGGAGCCTGGGTCGGATTTCAGGCGCGGGCGGGTAGCTCCCGTCCGGCACACCGAAGTAGCGATCGGCCTTCGGGCGTTGGTGGTTCGAATCCGCCCCTGGGAGCCATTACGGAGGATATGCACGTCTGGGTAACCGTCCCGCGCAGCGCGCGAGACCTCGGCGGCCTCGGCCCCGAGTTGCGAAAAAGATGGGCCCTCGCCGCGAAGTACGCCGGCGCGAAGCTCGACTTCGTCGAAGCGCGCTCTGGCGAGATCCATGGCGGGCTCCTCACGCGCATCTGGTACGAGGCGCGCGACGACGACGACCCCGACCAGGTCTTCAGCGAGATCGACTTCATCCCGCGCCGGCAAGGCCTGGTGAAGCTCGCCGAGATTCAGGCGGGCCTCATCGCCGCCCACTACGTCACCCGGATCCCCGACGCGCGCGGCGCGCTCCACAAGCACGAGCTGCCCGACGGCGTCCCCCTCTGTGGCGCCTGGTTCATCGCCTTCAAGCGTGAGCTGTGCGCCGAGCCCGCGGCTGACTGGCTCGGTCCGGGCGGGCCCTTCAACGACGCCGGCAACCTCGCGATCCAGAAGTACCTCGAAGCCGGCAACGGCCTCGCGACCGTCCACATGCTCCGCGGCACCGACGACGCGCCTCTCACCTACGGCACGCGCTACCCGCATCTCGGTCGGCACCTCTTCTACGGCTCCTCGCTCGAGAAACCAACAGATCAAGTCATCTGCTTTCCCGGCACCGAGCACCCGCTGACCGCGGGCCAGGTGCAGGAAGCGGCCCGCACGGTGCTCAAGATCCTATGAATCCGAAGCTGTGGGCGCTTGAGGACAGCCCGCCCATTCTTGATGAGGTTCGTAGAGGAGTCGGCGACCACGAGGTCTTCTTGTCTTTCAACGCGGACTCGGATGCCGAGCTATTCAACGAATGGTTGTTCATGCACGGTTGGTCGATCTTCAAAGAGTGGCGGGACGCGAATGGATCCAGCGACACGCGGGCGTAGCTCCCGCGAACGCGGCGCCCGCTTCGAGCAATCCATAGCCAAGAAACTCCGCGCCGCCGGCTTCCAGGTCCGCAAGACCAAAGAGCTGGACGGCTTCGTTCACGGCTGGGACCTGGAGGTCTTCGAGACCTTCCGCCTCAGCCCAACACATCGTCCTATCTGTTACGTCCTGCCCGCCGTCCTTCAGTGCAAGGCCACGGCGGACCCGGGCGACCTCAAGCGCGGCTTCGAAGAAGCGATCCGAAACAAGGCTGAGTTCCACTGTTGCATCCACTCATGTCAGAGACAGCTGAGGATCCTGGCGTCGCAGCCGGAGGGCCCGCCGAGCCTGATCTCGTGGGAGGACCTGATCTCACGCCTGTCCGCGTTGAGCCGAATACGCCCCGCGAGGCCATACTCGCCCGCGCGGCCGACGCCCCGCCCGCAGCCGTCGACTTCAAGCCCACCGACGCCCACCACAAGCTCGCCGCCGCCCTCCTTGACGGAGACTGCAACACCTGGCTCGAGCTTGCCGAGAAGTCCGGCGTCGGGCGGACCACCCTCTGGCGTGTGGGCAAGGATCCTGCGGCGTGCCTATGGCTCTCCGAGCAGCTCGCCGGCGTCGCCCGCGCCAGCCTCGGCGCGATCTACTCCCGGCTCTACCGGCTCGCCATGACCTCCCGCTCCCCGGCTGCCATCGAGCTGTTCCTGCGCCGCTTCGATCCCGAGTTCAAGAAAGACGCGGGCCCCGTGGACAACTCCATCAACGCCGACTTCGCGGTCGTGACGCAGATGAGCGCCTCCGAGCTGGAGAAGTTCGTGGCGCTGAAAGCACGGAGGGCCGGGCTTGACTCGCCTAAACCTGCTTCCTGAGCCGGTCAAGGCGCGACGGGTTCGCAATCTCAAGTGGGCGCAGGCGAATCGGCCAAAGCGGCGGGCCGCGTCAAAGAAGTGCGCGCTCGCCCGCAAACTGCGCGTGCTGTCCGCCTACGGCGGCGCTTGCAGGCGATGCAAGATTGCCGATCCAGACGTGCTGGATCTCGACCACATCAACAACGACGGCGCCCTCGATCGGGAACGGTACCGCTCAGCGCCAGGCCTGTATGTGCAAGTAGAGAAAGAGAACTACCCCGCGCGCTTTCAGCTGTTGTGTCGCAACTGTAACTGGAAAAAGCATCTTGAATACGTCCGAGCGCGCGGAGCTTGAGCAGCAAGCCGCGGCGCTCTTGGAGCTGGAGCGCCGCAAGCGCGACTTCCCGCTTTTTTTCTACCGGCCTATCGACAAGATCCGGCCCTTCCATACATCCCGGCGCCCGATTCGTTTGCTGGGAGGCGGTAACCGCTCCGGCAAATCCCACTCCGGTGCGGCCGAGACCGCGGCCTATTTGCTCGGCTACCGCCCCTGGGTTCTCCGTGAGATGGGGTTGCCTCAACCGACGGAACCCTGGAAGCGCCCGGCCAGTCTGCCCGACGAAGCCCTTTGTTTCACGGCGGCAGGCATCCGGGTTCAGATACCCAACACGATTCTCTGTCTCACCGGCCTCCCGGCGAAGCGCGGAATCGGAGAAACAATAGCTCCCAAGTTGCGCGAGCTGTTGGGGCCCCTGATCGCGGACGAGAAGATGGGGCACGCGGGAGTTCCGGCGGAAATGACGCTGAAGAACGGCTCGCGGGTCGTTTTCAGTTCAGACGAGCAGCGGGGTCTCAGCCACGAGGGCACCAGCTACCACGCTGTTCACGTAGACGAGCCCATCAAGCGCTCGAGCTTCACTGCTCTGCGTCGCGGCTCGGTCGACTTTTCGGCGCCGATGTGGCTGACGTTCACTCCTCTTGGCATGAATGCGGGGTGGATGTTCCGGGATTTGTATTCGCCCGGGCTCCGTGAGGACCAAGATCGGATCCAGGTCACCACCCTCTCGATCTACGACAACCCCTACCTGCCCGCGGAGGCAGTGGCGGATTTTGCCAACGACCCGACCCTCGACTCCTCCGAGAAAGAGGCCCGCCTCTACGGCCGCTTCAAGCACCTCGTCGACCGGATCTACCCCAACCTCGACTCCGAGGTCCACGTCGTCCCGGGCTTCGTCCCGCCGGACAACTGGTACACGGTCCAGATCGTCGACCCCCACGCCGTCCGCCCCTGGTTCATCGCCTACGGCGCCATCGACCCGCGCGGCGAGGGCTACCTCTTCCGCGAATGGCCGCCCGGAGAGTTCCATCGCATCCGCCGCGATGTGAAATCTTACGACGAGTACCTCGAGCTGTTTCTAAAACTCGAGAAGGATCTTCGCGTCAGCCACCGCCTGATCGACCCGAACTTCGGCCCACGTACCGACGTCGACCGCCGCACCGGCCTCCAGATCCAGTCCATCGTCTCCTACTTCGCGGCCCGCGGCGTCTACTTCAACCACAAGCTCAACGACGACCTCCTCTACGGCGAGGGCCAGGTCCGCCGCCTTCTTTCTTACGACACCACCCAGCCCCTCGCCGTCACCAACCGCCCCAAGCTCTACTTCACCGACGACTGCCCGAACCTCATCGCCGCGATGTCGTTCTACACTGCGAAGCCGCGGCCGGGCACCGACGGCTACGTCGACGAGAACGCGCGCGACGAGACCTACAAGGACGGCGCCGACATCGTCCGCTACTTCGCGGTCTCCGACCTCATGAAGCTCGCGGCCGTCGAGGACTCCTGGGGCGGCTACGGCTTCGACACCGACGACTCCTACCCCTCCACCGATGGCTACCAGGAATGACCCCATGAAACCCCGCACTTACGAAATCATCTTCTGGCTCTCGGCCCTCGCCGGCGCCGCGACCATGGCCCTCGCGGGCTGCTCGCTCCAGGAAGTCAAAGAATCCGGCGGCAACGCCCTCGGCGCAGTTGGCGACACGGTCGGCGCGATTGCGGCCGATCCTTCGAACGCCTTCACGCCACAGGGCCTCGCGGTTCTTGCGGCCACGTTCGTCACCGGCTTCTTCTCTCGCCAGTCTGCGTCTCTCGCAAAGTGGGCCGCCTCCGGCACCGGCGGCTGGCTCGTTCGCACGTTCGGCTCCTTTTTCAAGAGGTAATCCATGAACATCAACTCGTCTCAGTCCGTTGCTTGGGATGCTGTCGCTGGCGCCACCGCTTACGACGTCGAGCTGCACGGGAACCCGCCCGCCGGCGTTCTCTCCGGCGGATCTTTCGAGAAGACCGGCACGTCGATCGCGGCGTCTGAGCTGCTCGCGGGCCGCGCCTTCGGCTCCTTCAACGTGCGCACCCGCGCGAAGGAAGCCGCCGGCCCCGGTGCCTGGACGGCCTTCCTGAACCTCGATTTCGTGGCGCTCCCGGCCCCTTCTAACCTCCGGGTGGTGTGAGCACGCCCCGGTGCTGGAGCCTCCCCTATTCGTTGCTCACCGCTGCGCCCGCTGCGCGGCGCTGTTTCGGGCGACTGATGCACTGGCTGTGCGCTGTCCTGATTGCGGGGACCGCTCTGTGCGGTCTCTCGGCATTGTCCGCCTTGACCCGCCGCATCGAGGCGGTCGAGCGGTTCCTGCACGGGACAGCGCTCATTCAGGTCCCGATGTTTCCGACGGGCCCGGAATCGATCCCTCTGGCACCGGAGCCCGACGCCGGCCCAAGCCCAAAGCTCCCGCTGGGCAAGCAGCTCGAATGGTACGAGAAGCACGGAAAGCTGCGGCGTGCCTGACGTAACCCTGGGGATCGCTGTGCGGGCGCACAGGCGGCTCGAGTCCCTCAAGGTCGTCCTCGCCGAGGCCAAGCGCTACGGCACCTTCCCCGGCGTCCGCGCCTTCATCCACGTCCTGGCCGACCGCCCGGCCCCCGGCATCCCGGAGTACCTCAAGAGCGCCGCGACGCCCGAGCTGCACTGGGAGGTCTCCCCCTTCCCCATCCTCGAGCCCGGCCGCGAGCGCTTCATCCAGGCCCAGAATCTCCAGCTCGACCGCCTCGAGCAGCTCTACGACCCGGACTGGATCTACGTCGCCGACGACGACTTCGCCTTCGAGGCCGTCGGCATCGAGAAGGAACTCCCCGCGGCGCTGACCCACCCCTCGATCGTCGCTTGGTTCGCGCGCGTGCTCTTCCTCCAAGACGCGCCGAACACCTACAACCCGCGCCGGGTCCACAACTCGATCCGTCTCTTCCGACACGACCGCGGCTTCCGGCACTCCGACAAGCGAATGCTGTCCATGCCGGACGCCCTACACGACTCCGCGATCATCTCCGGCCGCACTGGCCAGCTCCGCACGCCCCTCTTCGAGGTCGGCGGCTACACCGCGGAGGAGCGCCAGAAGGTCTACGACGCCTACGCCGCCGCCGGCAAAGTCGACCCGTTCACCGGCGCCCTCCTCTCCCGCGGCCCCCTCCACACGTTCCCGATCGACTTCGACGCTTCCTACGGTCCCTGGCGAAACCCGTTCGATGCCGATCAAGGATCCGGAACGTAGGCGAACCTACAAGCGGCGCTGGCAGACGCACCGCAGGAAAGCCCTCAAGGCCAAACTCATCGAGTACCTCGGCGGCGCCTGCTGCCGCTGTGGCTTCGACGCCTTCGCCGAGGGCCTCGAGTTCCACCACATCGACCGTTCCACCAAGAACCCCCGCCTCCGCGGCGCCCTCGGTTTTAGAGAACTGCGCGAGGAGGACGCCTTCGCCGAAGCCGAGAAATGCATTTTGTTATGTAGTAACTGTCATAAGGGGCTGGAAGCGGGAGCGATTACGCTTGATTGAGTATACGATTCGTGCCCGGTATGCAGGGCGGGCCGCCTATGCGGAAGCTCGGGCGCAGGGGGCGACTACAAGAGAGGCAGACATTGTACGGAGCCGAGCCCGCCGCCGCGCCGACCCCGGGGCTCTCGCCGCATACCAAAAACGATGGGACAGACGGCAGCACGGCATTGACCCCGATGCGGCCGAAGCCCTCCTGTCACAAGCGCGCGCCTGCGAAGGCTGTGGCAACCGAACCGAGCTGCGGCCAGACCACAACCATAAGACCGGCCGCCTCCGCGGCGCCCTTTGTCACAAATGCAACATGGCGCTCGGTCTTCTCGACGACAACCCGTTCACCCTCCGAACACTGGCCGCTTACTTAGAAACGACCGACCGTGCCTGATCGCCCCTACCTATTCTCTCTCGACGTCCTGGGCCCCGTCTCCCTCGGCGCCACCGAGCCGGACGCCAAGCGGAAAGTCACGGACCTCATCCAGCAGGGCTTGTCGGCCGACAATGCCCGCAAAGGGTGGCTCGACCGACAGCAAGCCCTCACCAAGCTCCGCTTCGGCATCCGCAAGCCCAAGACGTTCCCTTGGAAGGGCGCCTCCAACCTCTCCATCCCCCTCATCGATCCGCTCATTCGGCGCTACCGCCCCTTCCTGATGAAGCTGGTCGTTGAGCCCGATCCGATTGTCGAGTTCCGTGGCGAAGACGCGGGGGCCGTCAGCGCCGAGCGCATCGCCGAGGCCGAGTACAACTGGCTCTTCAAGACCCACATGCGGGCGCTCGAGCCGATGGCCTACATCATCGATGCGCTCCTCCACCGCGGCTACGGCATCGCCCAGGTCGGCTGGGACTATGCCACCGAGTACGAGTGCCGGGTGCTCAATGTCAGCGACTTCCTGGCTTCACAGAACATTGATCCGGCCCAGCCTCCGGATCCTGCTGCTCTTGTGCCTCTGCTTGCTCGCGAGTACGACGTTGATCCTCGTGACCCTCGTGTGCTGCGCGCGCTGGCTAAAGCTGTTGAGCGAATCGCCGCCGGAGACGCCTGGGTCAAGCTCGCCTTCAAGCGCGTCGTCACCGACCGCCCCGCCGTCTGGGACCGCGACCCCGTCCAGATCATCGTCCCGCCCCGGACCACCGACTACGCCAACGCCGAATTCATCATTGTCCAGCACGTCCTCTCCCTCCGACGCCTGAAGCAGATGGAGGCCGACGGCCTCTTCAAAGCAGGCTCCGTCAAGAAGATCGTCGGCGATCTCGGCGGCGCGTCCGGCCGCTCGAACGAGAACGGCATCGCCGACTCCCCCAGCATGTCCTACGAGCAATCCCTCGACGACGAGAAGGAGCGCATCTGGGGCGTCGAGGACGAGGACAACATCCTCCTCTGGGAAGTCTACCACTGGCACGACCACGACGGTGACGGCATGGCCGACCGGGTCGTCACCTGGCTCCATCCGCGCTCCGCCACCGACCTCGCGACCCGCCCCTACCCCTACCCATTCCGGCGCTGGCCCTTCGTCCAGTTCGCCTTTGAGCGCACGTCGCGCCGCTACCACTCCCCGCGCGGCATCTCGGCGATGCTCGAGCACCTCCAGCGCGGCGTCAACACGCAGCACAACCAGCGCCTTGACGCGATGACGCTGCGGAACGCGCCGGTCTATCAGACGCCCGTGATGTCGGGCTTCAAGGCGCGCAACTTCCGCGCAGTCCCCGGCACCGTCCTCGAGATGCCCGGCGGCGCCCGCATGGAGCCCGTCCTCCACGACCGCGGCGCCGTGCCGGAGCAGGTCAACGAGGAGAACATGCTCCGCTCGCTCGCGGAGTCCTACGTCGGCACCTTCGACCAGGCGCTCCAGGGCTCCCAGGGCGGCGTCGAGAACCGCACCGCGACCGAGATCAACGCCATCGTCCAGATGACCGCCGCGACGGCGTCGATGGACGCGATCCTCTTCCAGCTCTCCATGCAGGAACTCCACAGCATGATTTGGGAGCTGTGGCTCGACTTCCGGCCGCCCGAAGTCTCCTTCAAGCTCAACGGCGCCGACGAAGACACCGGAGAGGCCAAGCTCGTCACGGTCAAGAAGTCCGACATCAACAAGAAGTTCAAGCTCTTCCCCACCGGCACCATCGCCAACACCAACCACGCGCTCGAGCTGGCGAAGGCGAAGGAGGCCCTCACCTTCTTCGCGAACGACCAGACCGGCTTCATCGAGCCGCGCGCCCTCCGCGACTGGTACTTCGGCCTCCTCGACGCCCGCCAGGCGCGCAAGATCGTCCAGGGCCCGCAGGCCGCCGCCGAGCTTCAGATGCTCCGCCAGGCCGCCGCCGCGCTCCAGCAGAACCCGCGACTCCTCGAAGGCGCCCCACAGGCCCCGCCCGAACCTGACCAGCAAACGGAGATCATCCCCGAACCGTAAATGTCCCTGGCCAACAAACTTGCCGCGGCAAAATCACCGGCAGAACACGACTCCATCCTCCAGCAAGTCTGGCTGAACTTCCGGGGCTCCGAAGCCTGGGAGGCTCTCTCTCTGGCCCTCCGCGGCATCGAGACCGAAGCCGAGTCCGCGCTCCTCAACCCACACTCGAGCCCCTACGTCCGCGCCCACGCGGCCGGCCAGGTCACCAGCGCCCGGCGCCTCCTGGCCACCGCCCGCGCCGCAACCGAACTCAACCTCCAGAACGCCGACTATTCCGATCCTGGTGCCGAGGACGACGTGCCCTCGGACGACGATCAACTCATCTAACCGGAGTTCAGTTTGTCCACCCCCGCCGAAGCGGTCTCCCTGGGCCTCCCGCCCGCTGACCGTGAGTTCCTCGATCTCTCTACGGCCCAAATCCTCCGCCGCCGCGTCTCTCCCGCCGACCGCGCCATGACCCGCGACGCAGCCAGCGCCTTCCAGCGCGGCGAGGTTGCGGCACCCGCCGCCCCCGAGTCCGACTTCTCGGCCGAGGCCGCACCGGCGCCGCCGCCGGTCGCGCCCGCGCAGGCCGTCATCCCGGTCCCCGCCGTTCCCACCGGGCCCGCGCCGCCGCCCGTCACAGGTGCTCCGGTCTCCGACGCCTACCCGCGCCGGGTCAACGACCGGATCAACAAGCTCTACGGCCAGAAACGCGAGGCCGAAGAGTACAACGCACGCCTGGAGGCCCAGCTCGCCGAAATGAATCGGCGCATGGAGGCCCTCACCGCGCGCTCGGCGCCGCCGGCCTCCGCCCCTTACACCAACCAATACGGATCTTCCCAACATTCTGGATTCGGCGCCCCGCCGGATGGTGCTCCGCCCGCAGGTGACTTTGTGTCGCGCGCGGAGATGCAGGCCATCCTGGACCGGGAGCGGTCACTGGTGAGTCAGGCCTTTGAACTGACTCGCGCGCACGACGTGGCCCGCGCCGAAGCTCTCACGGAATTCCCAGACGTTTTCGGCAACCCGGAACTCCGGGCCGCCGCGGACCAAATACTCGCCTCGGATCCTTTCCTGCGACAGGATCCGAAGGGCCCGTATAAGGCCGCGCTCATGGCCCGCGGATTTTCGGTTTCCGAATCCCGTGAAAGCGCCGCGGCACTCGCCGCCGCGGACGTGCGGAAAGCGGCGATCTCAGGCGTCGGGCCTTCTGTGGCCGAAGGTAACGGCCCACCCGCCGACCGAGCACAACGCTACCGTCAAGCTATGGCCTACGCGGCTCAGACCCAGCGCCCGGAAGACTTCACCCGCGCGCGCCTGATCCAGCTCGGCCAGGCTTAATCCCTGAAAGGAGGGGCCCCCTATGCCTCTTCTCACTTTCGACGAACTCGGCTCTGGCGTACAGAAGGGCACGGGTTCGATCCGAGAGGACTTGCTCGATTTCATCGAGAACATCAGTCCTTTCGACACCCCGCTGTACAACAACCTCGGCCAGATGAAGGTCAACGCCGGGTTTGTCGAATACCTCGAAGACGACCTTCGCGCGGCCCAGGAGAACGCTTTCGTCGAGGGCGCCGCTGCGACTGACATCACGCTCGAGACCCCGGCCCGCCGGGCGAGCATCGTTCAGAACTTCCAGCAGCACTACTGGGTCTCGAAGCGTCAGCAGGTCGTCCGTCACGCTGGTATGGCGTCCATGCTCGGCTACCAGGCCGTCAAGCACGCCAAGATCATGAAGACGGACATCGAGCTGGCGCTCCACAGGGGCACCGCGACCTCCGGTACGACCTCCGTCGCGCCGAAGCTCCAGGGACTCCTGAACGCCGTCACGTCCACGTCTTCGTCCGGTACGACGCTCACGGAGAGGGTGTTCAACGACATCGTCACCTCCCTCTACTCGTTCAACGTCAACCCGCGCGAGGTCTACGCGAACCTGCCCGTGAAGCGCACGATCAACGGCTTCACGTCGAGCGTCACGCGGTACATCGCCGCGAACGACCGCCGGCAGATCAACCCCATCGAGGTCTACGAGTCGGAGCAGGGCATCCTCGCCCTCTTCAAGTCTCGTTACCAGCTCTCCGCTGCCCCGTCCACGCAGGGCAACAGCTTCGTGGTCATCGACCCGGATTACTTCCAGGTCGGCTGGCTGCGTCCGCTCCAGGAGTACACGCTGGGTCTCGATGGCGACCGCGACCGCCGCTACCTCTGCGGCGAGGCCACGCTGATCGTTCGCTCCGCGAACGGCGGCGTCGCTGGTCTCGGATACGTCTCGAACATCGTGGCGTAGTCAACGGACCGTCATAGTTTCGCCGGGCCCGGGCAACTGGGTCCGGCGGACCTTTTTCACATGCAAATCATCATCAAAGATCAAGCGCTCACCAAGACGCTTGAAGAAATCGCAGACGCCTACCGGGCCATCTGCCCCTCCGAGTACACCGCCTTCCTGGGCCTCGTGAACTCGGCCTCCAAGTCTCTCAAGCGCCCCAACGGCATGTCCGACGAGGGCCACTTCCTCGACCTCATGCGCTTCCCGGGCAGACTCTACCCCTTCATCAAGCAGCAGATGCGCAAGCGTCACGGCATCGACGACTTCTTCGCCGACAAAAAGAACTATCGGCTCGTCGCCAAGGTCTGGTCCGAGATCCAGACCCGCCGCAAGGCCACCTCCGTCTTCCGCGTCAAGCCCTCCGACTTCTCGCCCCCCGAAACCCCCGCCGCCCTGAACTGAAAGGACCCCATGCCCTACCCCGGCTACAAACCCAAGAAGAAGCCCACGAAGCCCGGATCCTCCAGCGTCCCCTTCACGAAGAAGCCCAAGAAGAAGTAAGTGTCCGCTCCTCCCGGCGTCAGCGTCACCCTCATCGCAAAGAACTGCGCGGGTCCGCTGAAGGAATGCCTCGAGTCCCTCCAGCCCTTCCTCCGCCCCGACCTCGGCGACGAGATCATCGTCGTCGACACCGGCTCGACTGACGACACGCCCGCGACGGCCGAGGCCTGCGGCGCCCGCGTCTTCCGCCACCCCGAGCTGAACTCCGCCGGGATGCTCGACCTCGTCAAGAAGCACCTCCCGGACTACGCCGAGAAGTGCGTCGAGGACCCCCAGTTCAAGGACGGCTTCCTGGCCGACTTCGCCGCCGCCCGGGAGCTGTCGATGTCCTACGCGAAGAATCCGCTCGTCATGTGGATCGACGCGGACGACATCCTCACCGGCGGCGCCGCGCTGCGCCAATACGCTATCGACTACCTGGAGGACCCGGAGCGGAGCTGCATCTTCCTCGCCTACGACTACTCCTTCGACCCCGACGGCAAGTGCTCGACGGTCCTCTGGCGCGAGCGCATCGTCCGCAAGGATCTCTACCGCTGGGCCGGCGTCTGCCACGAATCCCTCATCCCGAAGTCCGGCCATCCCGGCGCCGTCGGCCGCGTGCCCGAGGACGTCTCCAAGATCGTCCACAAGCACGGCCGCTTCCACATCTTCTCCGACGTCCGGAACTACGCCATCCTCCGCGAGGCCCACGAGAAGGCTGAGTGGAAGGACCCGCGCTGGGAGTTCTACCTGGGCAACGCCTGCCGCGGCCTCTCCCGCTGGACCGAGTGCATCGCGTGGTACTGCCGCGTCCTCCAGCGCTCCGGCTCCCGCGACGACCGACTCTCCGCCGCGCTCAACATAGCCTACTGCCACATCCTCCTCGGCCGCGCCTGGCGCGCGATCGACTGGTTCGCGCAGGCCATGAAGATCGCACCCGACGAGCCGCGCGCCTACTTCGGCACGGCCCGGGCCTACTTCGACCTCAAGAACTACCGCCGCGTCCTCCTCTACACCCAGCTCGGCCGCTCCCTCGGCACGCCGGACACGATCACGTCCGTCGACCCGAACCACTTCGACTACTACCCCGGCGCCTTTGAGGCCATGGCGCTCAAGGAGATCGGCGACCCGGAAGCTGCCCTCAAGGTCGCCACCGAAGTCCGCGCCCTCCGCCCTGATCTCGAGGCCTCCGACGAACTCTACCGCGACGTCCTCGCCTGGGCCCAGCAGGAGCAGCTCAAGCGCGCCGTCCAGCTCGTCTCCTCCACCGCCTTCTCCGAGCAGGCCGCGATCGACATCATCCAGGCCGTCAAACCGGAGATCCGCGCCCAGATACCCGAGCTTCAGGTCGAGACCTTCTGCACCTCGCCCAAGCGCTCGATCACTTTCCTCTGCGGCCTGACCGCCGAGACCTGGGACCCGACCTCCGAGATCGACGGCGTCGGGGGCTCCGAGAAGATGGTCATCCAGCTCGCCCGCCGGCTCGCCAAGAAGGGCTTCCGCGTTGACGTCTACGGCAACCCCAAGCCAGAGAACCGCTACAAGGCCTTCGACGGCGTCACCTACCGCCCCAGCCAATCCTTCAACCCCCTCCTCGAGCGCGGCCACCTCATCATCTGGCGCCACTGGGGCTACCTCGACCTCCCGCTCCGCGCGAAGTCGATCATCCTGGACCTCCACGACGTCCAGTTCCCGCGCGACCTCGCTCCCGCCCGCCTCGCCAAGATCAAGGCCGCCGTCTTCAAGTCTGACTTCCATCTCGACCCTGTCCGCGAAATCTGCGGAGATAAAGCCCGCATTCTCCGCAACGGCGTCGACCCCAGCCACCTCAGCCTCACGCCCGCCGCCCGTCGCCTCAAGCATCTCGTCTACGCCTCCTCCGCCGACCGCGGCCTCAAGTCTGCCCTCCGCATCTTCGCCCGCGTCAAGGCGCTCCACCCCGACGCCACACTCGACTGCTTCTACGGCTTCACGCCCCTCTACTTCAAGAAGGCCGCGGAGTCCGAATACCAGTTCTTCGGCGACGACCAGGCCGAGCGCCACATGCTCGACTACGCCGAGGAGTGCTTCGAACTCTGCGACCGCGTCGGCGCCGGCTTTCGCGGCCGGATCGGCCACGCGGCCCTCGCCGAGGAACTGCAAACCTCCTCCGTCCTCCTCTACCCCACACGCTTCCCCGAAATCAGCTGCATGGCCGCGCTCGAAGCCCAGGCCGCCGGCTGCATCCCGGTCACGAGCGACATGGGCGCCCTGAAGGAGTCTAACAAGCACGGAGTCCTGGTCCCCAAAGAGGCCAGCGACGACGCCTACGTCTCCGCTATCCACGGCATCTTCTCCAAGGGCGCCGACCTCGACACCCACCGCCTCGAGATGTCCGAGTCCATCCTCTCTTCCTACAACTTTGACGCCCTCGCCGCCGAGTGGCTGGAGCTTCTCAATGCTTAAGACTCTCCGCGCCGTCATCTGGGCCGTAGCCCTCGTCATCTCCGCCGACAAGCTCGCCGACCACCAGGCGCGCGGCAACCGCGAGGCCATCGCGTTCCAGCGCGAGATGATCGCGAACCAGGACAACCAGCTCCAACGCCTCTTCGCCCCGCTCCACGAGGAGGAGCCGAGTGACGAATGAGGAGTACCTCGCCGCCCAGCTGGCCAACACCCAGTTCGAAGGCGAGCACGACGTCTACGCCAATGGCGTAGCTGAGTACGTCAAGAAGCTCACCGTCGGCCTCGCGCCCACTGACCGCATCCTCGAACTCGGCTGCGGCGACGGCACCGGCCTCAAGCTCTTCCGCGCCCTCGGCCTCTCCGTCCTCGGCCTCGACATCGCCGACCACAAGCTCATGCGAGCCCTCCAGGTCGGCTTCCCCGTCGTCAAGGCCGACATGCACCGCCTCCCGCTCCCGGACGGCGCCTGCACCGCGGTTCTCTCCGCCCACACCCTCGAGCACGCCCTCGATCCCATCGCCGTCATGCGCGAGGCCCGCCGCGTCCTCGTCCCCGGCGGCGCCTTCCGCGCCATCCTCCCCTACCCAGACCCGGGCTCCATGCCCGAGGTCCACGTCGCCCGCGAAATCCTCGGGCTCCACCCCGCTGATCTTGGCAAGCTCCGCGCCGCGGTCGCCGAGTCCGGTCTCCTCCTCCAAGACCTCGAGCTGCATGGCTGCTGCCGCGGACCCGAAGCCATCATCTGGGCGACCAAGCCATGAAATACCTCAACCGCCGCTTCTCCGTCCCGGCCGGCTCCTCCAAGATCACCGACGAACAATGGGCTGCGGCCTTCTCTCGCTCTTCGGCTTCTTCCTCCTCGGAATCCTCTATGACGGCCTGTGGAGCCTGTGCGTCCGCGCCACCGCAAGTCACCGACCTGCCCTCGCTGCCGGTACTTCCGCCTCCCTGGTGGCCCTCGGTCTCTTCGTCAACTTCTCCCTGATCCGCTCCGACAACCTCCCCGGCGCGCTCGCCTACATCCTGGGCTGCGCCGTCGGCACCTACTTCGTAGTTCGCCATGACTCTCGGCCAGCTCATTGAAGCCTGCGAATTTCGCACCGGCTACCGCGACTCCGCTTACCGTCCTCGGTGGACGTACTTTTTGAATGAGGCGGTCCGCGAGTTCGCGCGCCTGCAACCCTGGGAAGGCCTGGAGGACAAGGTCAACCTTCGCACCGACGGCACCCAATACCTCGTCCTCCCGCACTACGTCGATACCGTCGTCGGTCTCGTCAACATCTCCGACGTCAACGTCGTCTCGCGCGAAGGCAACTTCGACCGCCAAGAGACCGCCGCCTACGTCGAGGGCACCACCGGCCGCACCTGGGCCTACGAGAAGGCCGGCGACGTCGCGGCCGTCCGTGACCCCGTCAGCTCCCTCTGGTTCCGCTCCGACCACGCCTCCGATCTCCACGCCGTCTACGTCACGGGCCTCGCTGCTGTCTCTGGCGCGTCCGGCCCCCTCGAGCGCGTCTACAAGGAGCTGGCCGTCACCGCCACCGGCACCTCCCCCATCACGCTCTCGACCCTCTTCACGAAGATCATCTCGATCTCCAAGTCCACCGACTCGAACGGCGCCTTCTTCTTCTTCGACTCGGTCGCTTCGCCCATCGCCTATATGGGCCCCACCGACACCGAGTCCCGCTTCAAGCGCCTCAAGCTCTTCCCCATCCCGGACTCGACCAAGACCCTCGAGCTGCGCTACCGCGCCCGCATCCCGCTCCTCCGCACGGACGCGCAGGCACCCCACCCGGCGGTCAAGGACGACTTCATCGTCAACTTCGCCGCCAGCCTCCACTGGGGCGAACAGCAGCAGGTCCAGAAGCAGCTCGCCATGGAAGCCAAGGCGCTGAAGCTCATGGAGCGCGAGGCGCACAAGGACCGCA